GTTAATCCAGAAGCAGACATTTGTTTTACATGTCCTTGTCTTTTTAATCGATTCCATTGATTTTTAAATTCATTGGCCGTCATGCCGAATTTAATACCCCAAATAACAGGGCCTTCATGGGTTCCGCTATATTGCTTCTCTAATTCTTGAACTTGTTTTAAGTGATTCCATTTACTATCAAATGAAGACTTGTTTTCGGTCGTAAATGACTCAGGCTTGCTATCAGTGCATGAATTACACGAATTGAACCACCATAAAAAAATAAAGATAACAATCCCGATAGTCCACAAGATACCGCGTCCTGAGATATTGGACTCATTATTATCATTATTCATGATTTTTATTTTTTAGGTTTAACATTCAACCCTCTTACAATTCTAACATACACTCGGAATCTCAAGCCTTTTATTATATGGCATCCTCTGCACGCTTCTGACTCCAGGATTCCAAAAAACGATCTATTCGACGGCTAAGCTCGTCGATTTGGTTCTGAAACTCCCCCTTCCCACTTTTCGACATTGCCTCTTTGAGCATTTCAACCAATTCACGATTTGTTGAGGATAGTTGGCTATTGGTTGTGATTAGCTTTTGGAGGCTAGCGGTCTTTTTTTCTTCATTCTCCATCCAACGGTTAAAGTCAAATTCCAACTGTTTGGGTTTTGATTCTGACTGGGGTATAGGGTCGGTGGTGAGCATTTCACCTTTACCAGTGAGTAGCCAAGCAATGTTCAAATCAGGGAAAGCTGTGATTATCTTAGATTGAGTGTCTATTCTAATCGTTTGGGTTGTAGGTTTAAATGTGGCATTAGGTAAGCCAGCCTTCCGTTCAATCATCGCTTTTGTAAGCCCTTTATACTTTGCATAGATGTTGATGCGATCTAATATGTTTTGCATATTGTGCTGATTTTCCGAGTGTTTATAGGTTTCGCGGATTTCATAAGATTTATTAATAGATTTCAAGCCTAAATAATTTGCTGTTATTAGATTTAAAATCTATCTTTGCAGTAAAGAAATAAAACAATAAACGAAAGTAATTAAAAAATATGGCCAATCCAAATCCCAATAGTGTGCGTCAAAAGATTATCAATCTACCTATTGGCAGAACTTTAGTCTTTCCGATCGATCAAAGGAGTAGCGTTCGGTCTCAGGTTGCACAGATCAAAATAGAGTTTCAACGCACCTTTAAAACAAAGTCATTTATTAAGGTGTATAAAGTAACCAGAATATCATAAAGCCATGCCACGAGGAATAAAGCAAATACCCACCGCCCCACCCCGCCCGGGAAAGGTATTCTATTCTCGAAAAGAAGCTGCGGAGTATTTGGGGGTAAGTGTGACCACTTTGGATAGGTATGCGAAATCAGGGGCTATTTCATTTAAGGTGCGCCGCAGATGTCATCCTGTCTATCATATCGCGGACTTGGATCGGTTCAATCAACCGCAGGAGATTTACGAGGTGGCACGTAGGGAAAGATGTTAACCGAAACAGAGAAAACCTAAAACAAAGAAATCATGAACGACGAATTTATCATCACACCCGGCCCCGCTCCAGATTCAGCTTTGAATCCACTGAGGGCAAACCTTTCCCGGCTGGCTCTTTCTGACGAAGTCAGCGATGAGGATAGAGAGGCGATCAAAGAGTACCTCGACAAATTGTAAGATTCCGCCCCTTTAGTCTAACGGGAGAGAGACGGCGAACACGCATAACTGGTTATTGCTTGACTGAAGATGTTTTTGTGCGCGTGTGAGCAGGTAGCGGTTCGAGTCCGCTAAGGGGTACAAAATAAAAGGGTGGTAGTACAAGTAGTACGGAAGCAGATGTAGGGCAGGATAAATCCGTAAGTCCGAGCAGTTAGACAGCAGTTGTGGGTATCGAATCCCACCCACCCTCCAATAATGAAAAGAAATGAACAGCGATTGTGAAAATAAAGTCCGGAGGCGGGAAGCTATCGAACCATTACAGAGTTGTCGCGTTACCTGCGTGAGCCCCAAGAACCCCTGCAATGTTCACGGACAAACTCCTGTTTCCCATAGCGAATTCTTGTATAAGACCGCACATGAGTTGGCTTATCTCCTCCACAGTAGAGGCGATTGCCGAAGTCACCGATTTTCATATACGTAAGAAATTTAAAAGGGTGAAGAAAAAGGGACTTGTCAACGCGTCTAACCTCCGGACAGTAAAAAAGAAAGCCTCTTTCGAGGCTTCCTTAAAATGATGAGGTGTGACACCCTTTCATTTCTTACGCGCTTCAAAAGTAGAAAACGAGTTTGTAAAAACAAAATATTATCAAGAATAATGAGCGGTTGTGAAAATATTTTGCGTGCAGATTTGGTAAAGTCAGAAAACTTTACTAATATTGTATTGCCAAGAAGTGGTCAGCAGATCACGAACTACATATTTTACACCGCTAATAATAGGGCGGGCTCCTGTGTACTCAGTCTTCGGGCTGATCACTTCTTGGCAGAAAAAGGGGGCTCGTCCTTCTTGTATATATACGCAACTAACTTTTGTACACAAATGCCAAGAAGTGAAAAAGTTAGCGCAGGTGCACCAGGTGTGCCCGATGCTACGGCTAACGCCCGTAAACGCGTTGAATCTATCCTCAAACTATCGAATGAGGAAATAGCCAACACTTTTTCCAACCTTACCCATGAGCAGCTTATAGAGCTTGCTCCGCTCCTTCGTGTCGCTTTCTGCACGATTGAATGTTTTCTGAGTGAGAGATCGTCTAACCTTGAAAAATCCCAAGCCCTATGAAAGCGATTCGGTTTTTTCTGGCAGTAGTTGCCGGGTTGATGATCGTCAACGACAATCCCGCAGTGCAGGATTTCCGGATCAACTTCTGGGGGCTGGTGCTGGCAGCGGTTCTGATCGCAACGACCAAGCGGGGTGAAGCAGGTATCAAGAAATACTTAAAGACTGAGTAGCTATGGCATCGACGAATTTACTCCCATTTAAATACAAGGATGAAACACTGGCCGCTATTGGTCGTCAGATAGGCGATCTTCTCGGTTGGATGGAACAGGGAGATGTGATGGAAAAGGAACTGGAGCCCGTCTCGCAGGATGGTGTGGATGTGATTGTGTCGGTCGACTTGTCGCGTATGCGAGAGGATTATTTCGACGATCCGGAGCTTTTCGATTTAAGCGTTTACCGGGCACAGGTTCAGTATATCGACCATTTGGAAGAAGTAATACCGCCTGAATCGAACGATGTAAGGGCATGGGTTAGTTAACGGTTCCTGCTACCGTAAAGCAGGTTAGGTTAGTAATGTTGGTTTAGGTTATCAGCCATTTTTTTTACGATCCGGACGGCAATCCGGGTCACCCCTCCGCCCTACGGGAGCATCGCGGAGTTTTTAAAGGATAAATCAAAACACTCAATATTATGGACTATTTAGCGGAACCCCAAAAGAAGATCAAAGCGGCTTTACTGCAAGGCAGGATTATGACAACCGCCGAGATGAACAAGGTAGGCGGTACTGTAGATGCACGGAAGATTATCTCGAGGCTCCGTCATGACGGACTCCCAATAGGCGATGAATGGGTTATTCTGTTTGATGAGAACGGCAAAATTATCGGTCGCTACAAGAGGTATTTCTACACTAAAGATGGTCAGAAGCCAGGTTTTCGGGAAATATTTTGGAATCAACAAGCATATTGACAGCCCGGAAAGACGGGCAACTGGACAGGCAGCCACCGGGGACGCCCGGATAAGTGGCAGGCAATGATGCGGGGAGTGCGCCCTTGAGATGTACAGCAAGACAGGGCCAACACAAACGAAGCCGACAGATACCCTTTCTCGCGGGTAAGATTCAAAGCTGTCGCCGGGGCAGAACCGGCCCTGTCCTCAAAGGAGACCCTAATCTCCCTCAAACCTCAAAAATTGTAGTTATGGAATCAGAAAACAAACTTACCGTGATCGAGGACAACAGTATGTTGGTCTTCGGGTCGCAAAACAACTTCGAGAACGCCCAAAGGATGGCAAAAGCCCTTTGCAGTTCAACAATCGTCCCGGTGATGTATCAGGGAGAAAAGAACCTTTCCAACTGCATTGTAGCCCTTGAGATGGCTAACCGTATCAAGATGTCTCCCCTGATGGTTATGCAGAATCTTTATATCGTACATGGTAATCCGGGTTGGTCGTCCAAATTCCTGATTGCGGCACTAAACGTCAGCGGTCGTTTTTCTCCGATCCGCTACGAGTGGCGCGGAACCGAAGGACAGGACGATTGGGGATGCCGGGCGTGGGCTTATGACAAATCGGGCGAAAAGCTAGAAGGCGCTTGGGTGGACATCAATATGGCCAAGAAAGAGGGTTGGTATTCCAAAAACGGTTCGAAATGGCAGACTATTCCCCAGCTGATGCTTCAATATCGCGCCGGGGCATTCTTCGCCCGGACTTACGCTCCTGAGATCGGAATGGGCATGCAGACCGCTGAAGAACTCTACGACGCACAGCCTATCCCGGTAGAAGCAAGGGTTATTCCCAATGAAATCGATCCTGAAACGATTTCCACCGAGCAAGAGGCCAAAGACGCGCTTTTAAAGGGTCAGATCGACAAAGCCAAGTACAACGAATTACTCAGCAAGGCCCTGGGAAGAAAAGGCGAGCCGGAGGAAAAGAGCTTTGCCGAGCAGCAGATCGAAAACAACGCTTTCGGTTTGAAAGATATAGCCAAAGAGCATGGAACAGCTACAGAGAACTCCTGAATGGTATTCGGGCAGATTGGAAATGTTTACGAGCTCGGAGCTGGACGATCTCCTCTCCGAGCCCAAAAGTAAAGCCGGCAAGGAGGCAGGTAAACTTTCCGAAAAGAGTAAGGATTACGTTTACGACAAAATATCCGAGCAGATAACCAACGGAACAATCCTCGATTACAAGGAACTCAACAACAAAGAGATCAAATGGGGGCAGCAGTATGAAGACGAGGTCCGAATGCAGTATGAAGCCAGAACGGGTAATAAAGTCGATTTGTGCGGCTTCATACGCTATAACAAATATTTCGGCGGTTCCCCGGATGGATTGGTAGGTGAAGATGGAATCGTTGAGATCAAGTGTCCTTACAGCGGGAAAGTTTATGTAAAGTACCTCCTATTGGAAACGCAGGAGGATTTGAAGAAGCTGAACCGGAAGTATTACACCCAGATTCAGGGGAACCTGATCGTAACAAGCCGAAAATGGTGTGATTTCATAGCGTACGATCCTCGGGTTCAGAATCCGGATTTGGCCCTTAAAATACTTCGGGTAGAACGGGATGAGCCTTTCATTGATTTTTGCCTGAAACAGCTTGAAAAGGCCAATAAGTACAAAGAAGAGATCAAAAGTAAACTTTTAAAAATGATCGCATGATGGATGATATTCTGGTGGAGTGCAATGGGGAGTTACTGCCTGAAACAATGGCTGGCAGGCTCGAACCGCTTTGCAGGGAAGCCCACGATATACAGCAGTATCTCAACGCCCCTTATTCTGGTGAAATCAATGTATTGCTCGACCGGCTATCCACTCTCAACGTCTACATGGCCCGATCCGGTGAGATGCTTGCCGAGGCTGTTTTCCTGCAGGAGGAAGCCATCAATAGGGCTTTCGAGGAAAACAAAGATCGAATCGATTGCATGGCGGCCACGGTAGCCAACAAATACCTGACGAGTTGCTGCCGGCATGAAAACAGGTTAGTCAAGTGGTTGGACCGGATCAACGCTACCTGCAAACATCAATCTGATAATCTCAGGACGCAGATAAGTTTCGTAAAGGAGCAGGTTAGATTGGATGGGAGGGGTTACTAATGAATTACAAGGCCAAATTAGACCGAATTTTCAGCGAATATGTCCGATTGAGGGATTCCGACAGCAACGGTTACGGACGCTGTATTTCGTGCGGAAAAGTAGTTTTCTGGAAGGATGCGGATGCAGGTCATTATGTCAACCGGAAACACATGAGTTTACGCTACGATGAATCTAACGTGAATCTGCAATGCAGGAGTTGCAATAGGTTCGACGAAGGTAATATGATCGGATATAATCACGGTCTTATCGAGAAGTACGGGGATAAGGTTATTTCCTATTTGGACATCAAAAGACACAACATCAGTAAAATCGGGCCGACCGAATATGCGGTGCTTATAAAGCACTACCAGCAGGAGGTTAAAAGGCTTAAAGAGCAAAAAGGATTGTAAGAAATACAAGTAATGGCAAAACGATTTACAGATACCGATTTGTGGGACAAAGAGTGGTTTATGTCTCTCTCTTGTAAGCATAAATGCCTTGTCCGGTTCATCTTCGATAAATGCGACCAAGCGGGTGTTTGGTCGGCCAATTGGGCGCTTGCGTCAGCTTACATAGGCGATCGGGTCACCCATGATGATTTGTCGGCATTGTCGGGAAGAATTGAGCAAATCGGCGCAAACAAATATTTCATTCCGGACTTTATAGAATTTCAATACGGGCAATTGACAGAATCGTGCCGGCCTCATAAGAAAATCATCTCACTTCTTCAAAAACACGGTTTATATGAAAGGGTATTGAAAGGGTATCCAAAGGGTATTGATACCCTTGAAGAAAAAGACACATACAAGGAAGAAGAAAAAGAAGAAGGGGGTATGGGGGAAACACAACTCCCATCCGAAGGCTCGGATTTCACCTCAGAGCTCTCAATCGTTCAACAAGAACTGCAAACGCAGACAATCTGGTTGGATCAGGTAGCTATGCAGCGTGGATTGAAAAACACACAGGAGGCTCGAATGTGGCTCGACAAATTCTTCGGGGAACTTCGCATCCGAGGAGACACGGTAAAATCCCTACATGACACGAAAAGCCACTTTGTGAGCTGGCTAAAGATTCAACTGGACAAACAAAAACCTCAGAAAAATGGAAAATATATCCCAACACGCATCTCAGGATCTGATTTCGATTGACGGGATTATCAAGTCCCTTCAAATTCAACGTGAGGAAAAATACCGCGCTGCCATCCGCAAGAGAATCGTTTTGGACTATTCCCCGGCAGATTTCACCAGATTGATGAAAGCTTTTGCGGAGCTCGTGATGTCCGAACGCGGGGAGTATTCCGAGTTCACGATAGACCGCAGTAACGAGCCGGTCATACTCGAACTCTACAAATACTCGACAATGGATAAATCTTTCTCTGGAAATTTATTCCTCGGAGTTGCCCTGATCGGGAGCTATGGTTGTGGAAAATCCCTGATAATGGACGCTTATTCAAGGTTGGTCAATCAGTTCGTCCAGTCGAAAGGATTGCAGGTTTGCCCGGTTCTGTTTAAAACAAGCATGGAGTTGTACAACCTTGCCAAATCAGGTATCACAAGCCAAATGCTTCATACTCCGCTCGTGATTGACGAGATAGGCCGGGAGCCCAAAGTTGCCAAAGACTACGGCAATGAATCAACCCCGATGATCGATCTTCTCTTTGAGCGTCACCGCAAAGGAACCATAACCCACGCTACCGGAAATTTCACGCTTGAATCTCTTTCTGAGATGTATGGGAAGATGCTTGGTGACAGATTAAAACAGATGTTCAACTTCATTAAGCTAAACGGAAGTAGCCGTAGATAAAGCATGAAAGATAACTACACATGTTCCGAAGTTGCCGACACCAGATGTCACGACAAGGAAAGATTTACCCTCCTGATGAGTTTGAATGAACTGTTAAACTACTTCAAAAGCAAAGAGAAATGACCGTCCTTGAAGCTATCGAGCAACTGACCGCCGAGCGAAAAGAGAAAAGAATCGAGCCGCTGAACATTGTTTTTCGGAGTATCTACGACAAACTTTCGATCAGTTGGTTCGAGATGGTCGAAGAGCTCGAAAGGCTGAAAGAAGCAGGATTAATCCACATCGGGGATACGCCGAAAGACAGATACGCAAAACTATTAAAAACCAGATAATCATGAGTAAATACATTAGTTTGGACGTCGATACCGAAGTTGAATTTTATGTAGGCGATATACTGCAGAAAATCGATGATGATGAGCTGCGTGGCGAGGTTATCCGCAGGGGGTTGTCTGCCAGGGTTAATCTGGAAACAACTACCGTCGAGAATTACAAACCCGGAGAATTCCGCCGCATCCTGTGCGATGTCCTTTCGCTGGGTTATCAAGTGTCCGATGATGAGATTCTCGGCAGGATTAAAGGGTGTTTGTAAACCGTCCCGTCCGGGGCACAGAATAACGAGAGATGACAACCGACAAGAAAATACTTGATGCCTGCTGTGGTGGTAGAATGATGTGGTTTGACAAAGCAGATCCGGATGCGATTTACATGGATATTCGGGAGGAAGAACTTATCGCATGTGACGGTAGGCGTGTTCGAGTGCATCCGGATCTGATAGCTGATTTTCGGAATATGCCTTTTGAGGATGAATCCTTCAAACTTGTAGTATTCGATCCGCCGCATTTTAACCGGTTGGGTGCAAACAGTTATACCGCACAAAAGTATGGCCGATTATTCCCGTCATGGGAAACGGATCTAAAACGAGGCTTTGACGAATGCATGCGGGTTCTTGAGCCGTTCGGGATCTTAATTTTCAAATGGAATGAGGTTCAAATCCCGGTTAGCAAACTGTTGGAAATTTTCGGACAACAACCCTTGTTCGGTCATAAGTCCGGTAAAGCCTCAAAAACCCATTGGATGTGTTTTATGAAAAGATAATAAGATGAAAAGCAAACGAGCAGAAGAATTTATCAATAATCGCTCTGAGCTGATTGACGGCCTAGAGTGGATGGTTGACACATCAACAGCCCGTCGAGCCGTCGAGCTTGCCGAGCAGGACACAGAAGAGGAAGTTACCCATTACCGCAAAGAATTGGAGGAATCCAAGAGGCGTGAAGAGTTGGCCCGTAAGGTAATCGACGACCAGAGGAAGAAGATCGAAGCGCTGAAAGCAAGAGCAGCGGATGCATTCAAAGAATACATGGAACAAGCACATGGAGGTTGCCTAACCTCCGATCTGGACAATTTCATTCAAAAAACTCAACGATCTATGACCTTTACTACCCCCTGCTTTGTTCGGGTTGAGAATCCGGAGAAGCGAAAAGAGTTGATCGAGTGGCTGGAAGGGATTGGATATACTCACTTCCCATTTATACGCGATAGTTGTTTGATAGCTACCGATTCAGACGGTAGAATATGGCTTACCGATGCAAATAGGGACGGGGCTTACGATTGTCAAACTGATACTGATTTATTCAAAGCCCTGGCGGCGATGAATGAATGGAACGACCGGAAACAATGGTATGCATACACAGAGTATCCGACCAATGAGGGTAAAAACGGTGTTCGGAAGTTTGTTTTCAATGAGCCTGCGCGATTCGATTCTTTTGTAGACGTGCCATCAGGTTATTACCGCAAAGCCACCGCCGAAGAGATTGTCGAATACTTCAAAAATAAAGAGAGATGAAAACACTTGAACTGAAAGATATTTGCGGGTATCTGCCGTATGGACTGGTATTCCAAGATAAAGGACGTGGAGTATACCTACAGTTGGTGAATTTATTGTCAGCACAGAAACTGATTGACAAGAGCCATGATTACACGGAAGTTGGCCCCATCCTTCGCCCGATGTCCGACCTCACCGAAGAGATCACCCACAGAGGGGAAAAGTTTGTGCCGCTTGATGTCTTTAATGATAGAGGGCATTTCATAGAATTTGACGCAGCCGGTTTGCTTTATACAGTAGGAGGCTGTATGGATTCCGATTGGCTTATGGTGTTCGACAAATTCCATGAATGGATGTTCGACTACCGGGGCCTGATTTCCGCAGGACTGGCAATTGACGTGAATACCTTACCTGAAAATCCCTACGAGAGATGAAAACAAGACTTTTAAAACGCTTAAGGAGGGAAGGTCGTAATCAAATAACCATTTATTCAGTCAAACGAGACGCTGATGGTACTGTCATTGGCATGAGTTACGGTTATAATTCTGATGAATACGCGCGTTTATGGTTTTTCGCTATGACACCTGATGAGTTGCGGGATAGAGCCATACGGATATATATGACCCGCCGAATCGTAGAGTTAAAATTAATCAAACGAAAGAAAGTAAACAATGAAAACACCCCAAGAAGCGGCCAGAGAGTACGCAAATCAATGTCTTTTGATTATTGAGGACTTGACAGAGAATAACCCCGTAGAACACGGAAAGGAGTAACTAAAACAATAAAAACTATGGAAAGAAAAGATTTTTTTACTCAGGAATTTTACGAGAATCCGAATTTGACTTTGGATATTATGAATCAATTGGTCGAAGGAGATCATGTTGCAGGCATGGACATGTATCAAAGCGGAACATTCCTATTCATGGAGGTGTACGAGAACGACGACACTAAGAAGATTCTTGCTCCTGTCATTAGTGACCTTGAGACATACAAGGAGTACAACAACAAAAACTATGCTTCTGACGAACCCACCCAAATCGGTTTATGTGCATTATTCGACGAGCACAGTGGTGTTTTCTTCAAGAAGGGAAAGGAAATAATGTGGGATAAGGATTGCCGTCAGTTTGTTTTTCAAGATGATTTCATGGACTACGATTAAAGTAACCGCCTTCGGGCATAACAGGAGTAAGAAGATGAAAAAGATAATGTTTAACGACCGATACGGCTTGACGCAGGCGGTCATCGAGGGGCGAAAGACCATGACGAGGCGAATAGTCGGCGATAAATTGTGGGACAGGTGGACGGATTACGATGATTTTTGTAATTCGGTATCGTGCGGTCCCTCCACGCCAGTAGTGCGTCAATATTACAATGAATTTGAGTTTTTCAAAGACAATATTCCCTACCGGATCGGCGAGATCGTAGCCGTAGCGCAGTGTTACGCAGACATACATAGCGAATTGATGATCGGAGATTTTGGGGATGCTCGTTACGATAGCTTCAAAAATGCCGTAGTGCATGATAAGGCAGGTTGGCACAACAAAATGTTCGTTCAGGCCGACCTAATGCCTCACCAAATCCGCATTACCTCTGTCCGCCCTGAGCGGTTGCAGGATATAACCGATGAGGACTGTATCAAAGAGGGAATTTTTGAAGAACCCTTTCCTTTTGGCGAGGGTTATTGTTTCGATCCGATTTTCCCACGATGCCATAAAACCAATTTTAACACTCCCCGCGAAGCCTTTGCTTCCCTCATGGATAAGATCAGCGGTCGAGGAACCTGGGAACAGAACCCTTTTGTTTGGAGGATTGAATTTAAACTGGTGAAGTGATGAAACCGAAATTTAAAGGCACGCCGGGGTCGTGGTATATTGAAAGGCATGAATACGACGGCGGCTATAAAGAAGTAGAAATCAGCGCCGTGATAGACCCAATACACGGGCATTCTACAACTATCTGCATAATGTCGGATTACGAGGAAGATCAGATGGATGACAACGCTCGTCTTATCGCCGCCGCCCCGGAACTGCTGGAAGCCTTGCAGAAAACCAACGATCTACTCAAAGACTTGGACAACACACACACCGGGGATAGTAGGTATGCTGACTTCGCGATTCAGTACTCGGAAAACAGAAAGTTGATTGAAAAAGCATTGGGAATATGAGCACAACAGTCAAAATGTGGGCGGTGTTTGATCCGGAAGGGAAACCCGTAGAATGGTCACTACGCCCGAACGAGGAATGGTGTATTGAAGATTTCATCGGCCAATCCTCGTGGGGCAATTACGAGAAACAAGGTCACACCTGCCGCCCTGTGAAGGTGACGATTGAAGAGATAAAAAATGAGGAGTGATGAAGATAAAACTATTAAAGCGACTACGAAAAAAAGCTAAAAAATATTATGGCGTTAGAGAATTGGAGCCAGGAGTATATGCTGTAGTAACACCACATATAGCCGAAATAAACTATCAAAAGAACCGGCAGAACAAAGAGGCGGCTATCATGTTATGTATTGAACGGCGTCGTGAGTTCATTCTTAATCATATCCTATCCAGACGACCAAATGTATTTTAATTGCATATATACCCGAGTAATAAGGCGTAATTGGAAAACAAGAATAATGAAAGTCAAAGAGATCATTAACCAGCTTCACTATTTCCAAAAGTGGAGACGCGGAGCGGATATAGAGCAACCCAATCCCACCGAGATCGGCAAGGCCATAGACGGGGCTATTCGGGAGCTGCGGAACTTCCAGAGGTTGAAAGTGAAAATTGAGAAAAAGAAACTGCCGCAAGGCGAAAAATAAACGACTATGTCAACAATTAGAGTGGCGAAAGCCGATGAAAATGATTTTGAGCGAGTGTATAATCTTCTTAGTCCCTTACAATTGCTGTTTGGGAATAAATGGAGCGATGAAGAGAGTTGGAGTGAATGGGATGACGACGATCCAGACAAACTTGAACTACTCAAAATTCGCAAAGAGGTAGCCGAGGAAGAAGGTTATGATCCCGAAGATGTGGACAACCGGCTCGTGCTGTTTGAATTTATTAAGCGTCGCTATAAAAAAGCTGATTGCGGCTGTTGGCAACGCGTGGTTATGTCTGCCGAGTGTCTAATTGATTCTGTCTGTGATCCGCAAAAGGATTATTTGGACTGGCACCCGTATTTAGTGCGAGCCACAGCCGATTCAATGCTGGGAGAATAAACTAATTGCCGCAAGGCGAAAAATAAAAGAAAATGAAAGGTAAAATAACTATTTCGGGCAAGACTTACGATTGCGAAGTTCGCAATGGGGTAAGGTATATCGACGGAAAAATGGTGACAGAATTTGCGAATACACTGTCATATCATGAATTACTGGAGATCTCAATGGTTGGAGCAATGGCAGTGGAAGCTGAAAAAGAGGGTCGATTTATCCCGGCGCAAGCGGTGCTCAAAGGAATTCAGAAATCTAAAACCGAGAACTAACAAAAACTGTAAATCATGCGAGATATAATTTTCAGAGGCAAGCGCCTCGATAATGGGGAATGGGTAGAGGGCGACTATTTCCGTAAATACATATACGACAAGGATGATAATGTTTCTTTACACCATCTCATAGGTTGGCAGGTGGCGGATAATGACGGAGAGATGTGTAATGACTACGAAGATGTTGACCCTGCCACTGTCGGCCAGTACACAGGGATGAAAGACAAGAACGGAAAAAAGATTTTCGAGGGGGATATAATGTCACTTGTAACTGAATTTGGCGATACTATAATACGTGAAATACGGTTTATCGATGGGGCTTTTTGTGTGATCGGAGAGCAAGAAGATGACCTGCACGGGCTAAGTTGGGCCGTAGAAATGTGTGATGGAATAGTTGGTGATAACATCCACGACAACCCCGATCTGCTGAAATAAAAACGGAGGGCGTCCGCGTCGCCCTCCTACCTTAGAAACTACTAACCTAAAATCCCGACTATGAAATCATAGGATAGTGCAAATATAACAAAAACCTGAAATATGAAAAGAACCTTACTTTATTTTCTTCTTGCCTTTATAGCCGTGATTTTTACCGCCTGTGAGCTCAACAAGACCAAGCCAGGCAAGATCATCTTCGACCGTGTCCCCTTCGTCTATGCCACGATAAACGGCCAAAGGGAGCTATTCTTAATAGATACCGGAGCGTCTACCTCCATGCTGGATAAAAAGCTCTGTGACGAAGTGAAAATCTACTACATGACTACAGGCTTAGAGGTAATCGGCGTAGACGGAACCTCGATCCCTCTAAAGACCACCGGAAGAATCCCGTTTACGCTCGACAGCGTCCCGTATTCGGCCAGCTTCGCGGTACAGGACATGACCAGTCTACGGAGGGCTACCGGAAAGAACGTAAGAGGGTTGATCGGCTCGGATGTGCTGGGATTTTACCGGTTGACGGTGGATTTTAAAACATGTGAGTTAAGGTAAATTGTCCTAAAGGTAGAAAGTTGCATAGGGGAAAGACCGATAAAAGGTGATATTATTGTTCTAAAAGTATTGTTATGGATATTAAAGCAGCAGCACGAGAATTTGGTATAGCCGAACTCAGATTACATCAGCTTATCCGCCAGCATGCGATCAGTTTTAGGGCGGATGACTATGGTGTGTATGTGGAGCAATCCGAAGTGCAAGCGTGGATTACCTCCCACCCTGAGCAATGGCAGCAATGGATGGACGCTTTGCAGCACACTCAAGATCATCTCATTTCAAACAGGTATTTGGAGCGACATCGAAATTTGAAAGATTTTGAAAGAAAATAGCTTGTATTGGCTTACATGAAGCTATACTTTTGCTATGTAATGGTACATGGCTATGGTAGAGCTTGTTCGTAGTTGGATCGCATTAAGGGATTTTGCCCACTTTGCACACATCAATGTGCAAGGAGGGCATTTTTTTACGCTACATAAGCAGTTCAAGAAGCTATATGAAGGAGCCTTAGATCAGGCCGACACTATCGCTGAGCGTTACCGTCAACTCAATCCAGATTCGGTTATTCAGATGACCGGAGGTGACCGAACTTATCCTGAGATGTCAGACCGACAACTCGTACAAGAAATCATCGCACAACTTTCCAATATCCGCCAACAGCAGAATGCTATTTGGGCCAACACCAATGCGACGGGTGATTATGTTACCAATGATCTGATGGTGCAGTGTTCAAAGTATGTGGATTTTATCATGTGGCAATTTAATGAATTCTTGAAGTAATGGCCTTTAAGCAAGGAAATACGTATTGGAAACTGGCGAAAGGATTTACGCCCGGCACGGAGAAGAAATACGCTCCTGATGAACTATGGGTAAAGGCTGTTGAGTATTTCAAATGGGTGGAAGACAATCCTTTGCTTGAAGAAAAGGTATTTGGAACTGGCCTGAAAGACACTGTAAATAAAATGCGGGCCATGACCATTACAGAGTTTTGTGTATTTGCGGGAATTACGTCTCAGACATTTTTCAATTACGAGAAGGAGCAAGCCTATTTTGACATCACAGCGCGCATACGTGATATAATCTACTCGCAGAAGTTCACCGGGGCCGCAGCAGGCTTACTGGAAAGCAATATTATAGCTAGAGAATTAGGTCTGGCTGACAAGCAAGAGATAAAACAAGATAGCACCATAACTACGGTAATGTTCGGCAATGAGGACAAAGGCTTATAGTCTGAATGTCTCTCTTACAGATAAACAAAAAGCGGTTCAGGCTGCTTTGTTTGTAGGGGTAATCGTCAAGTTCATTTGCCTGTATGGTGGATCGAGAAGCGGTAAAACGTTTTATGCTTTTTTGTGGATTGTAAAGCGAGCGATTATTTACCCAGGTAGTTACGGATTGGTGTTCCGCAAAACACTGAGTTCTTTGAAAATTGGTATGCTGAATCAGACGATGCCAGCGCTATGGAGGGAGTTCGCCAAAATCAATGGCGGTGTCCATCCTTACGATGCCAGTGTGGGCGGGGTTCCATTTGTGACCTTCAATAAGTCCGAGAATATCCTAACCTTTTTTAATGGGTCTAAGATATTCTTTTATGGTGCCGCCGCTACAATGGGGGACGAGGATAGCATGACGAAGATTTTGTCTTCTGAATACTTTTCGATCCTTGTGGAAGAGGGCAACGAGAACGATTACAAGGTTATTGAAAAGCTGTTTACCCGGTTGACGCAGGTTGTGTATGATTCCGATGGAGTAAAGGGAATGCCGAAGTTTGTCACTACGCTCAACCCTACCGTCTTTGAGGCATGGGACTATGTGATGTTCAACAAAAAACTCAATCCATCATCCCGGGAGCCTTTGAATGATCCTGAGCGTTATGCAACGGCGCATTTCCGACCGACGGACAACATGCAGCATTTGAGCGACGATTATATTGCCACGCTCAAAAACCTTTCACCGCGTGACCGACAGCGGTTTTTGGAGGGCGAATACGGGGCCAACTTCGATGGCGAAATATTCAAGCACCTCAATTGGCTGGATGTACTCGATTGGTCTGTGTTCGAAAAGATCGTGATCTACGTCGATCCTTCTTATAAGTCAGGGCCCAAGAATGACTACAAGTCGGTCGCCACGGTGGGAATCTGTCAGGGATCATTCTATGTGCTCGACATTAACGCAGCGCAATGCACTACTTACGTGATGATGGAGCTCATACACGAGGCTCAAAGTTACGCAGAATCCAATCTGGAGCAGGTAAAAGGCCATCGAGCAATCGTAGAAACGTGGATCGAAAACCAGGGTATAGCGGATGACTTCACCAAAGCACATGACGAGTATTGCGCCCAAAACGGTTGCGCTATCCCCTATCGGTTGGATAACACGAACAAAGGCGACAAGTTCATGCGAATAGAATCTCTGCTAGTTCCGCTCAATGAAAATTACAAACTGATATTCAGCAACCATATCAAGGAAAAGATGATTTCCTCACAGGTTGAGGTGCAATTCCTGAATTTCGCCAAAAACATGCCCAAAGACATGCACGACGATATTCCGGATAGCGTACATGGAGCTGTGATGAAATTGAGCCAAAAAACGAATGTCACCCACATGAGTGATGTGTATATAGCAAAAAGGACGTGGAGGTAATGGCTGATCCTATCGACATAAAAACAATGGATTTCGGGTACCTGATGGGTATCGACCTGATTCAGTATTTACCGGAGTATTATCTGGAAGCTGTTTACGATAAGAATGCCGATAGCCTCCATCGTGCCGTACATATCGCCAAGAGCCGTGTACAAAATTATCTCGCCGCACTTTATGATTTATCGACTGAATACCAGAAAACCGGCTGGGATCGCAACGGAGTGGTTTTAAAGCTGGTTATATTCTGTGCTTGCTGGGAGATAGCCAGCGGAGACGAGGCGATTAAAAAGAGCCTTACCGACGCATATCAGGATTTCCTGCGCACGATTGATGAGTTGCAGTCACGCAAACAATCACTTTTGGATGTCCCCTCTGTCGGGGAAGATATACGAATGACTCCGGAGGTTATTTCCACTAAAAATAAATACCTGTACTGATGGCAAGGGCTACAAATAAACAGAACTCAGTTAACCCGATTAAACCGGTCGGGTTAGGCTCGTTTGTAGTCAAGACCTATCCCATGACCCGGTATATAGACTATACCGAGGCTGATTGGCGTATGTATTCCGATCAGCTTATTAATAACGGCATGGCTCAGGGATGGGATACTATGGTAACGTGGATGCTGGCCTCGTCCCCGTTTGTACAAACACTTATAGAGCGCAGATTAAACCCGATTCTTTCCGCCCGTTATGTTTTGATGGATGAAAATGGGAATGTGGACGAAGCGCTGACCGAACAAATTGACAAAGAGTGGTTCCGCAAGTGGATCGAGGCGGCATCTATGGCGATCTTTCAAGGGTATTCGGGCGGTGTTTTTCAGCCACAAAACAATAAAATTGAGCGCTACCCTATCTCGGTTATCGATCCATTCAATAGAGCCCTCAAACATACACCTTTTGACCTGAACGGGCATGAGAGGTTTGATGATTATTCTAACCTGTTCTATGTGGAGTATTCATCACAACACCAGACTATGCTCGGGTTGTTTCAACCTCTTTTGAAGGAGTATGTAGGCATTGCGATTACCTTGAGAAACTGGTTAGCATCGGGAACGAGATTGGCATTCCCCTTAACGCAAGTCGGATATAACGGTGCAGGCGTAGAACTACAAGACTACATTGCTCCGGACGGCACAATTCAGCAGAAAAAGGTAAATCCCAACCAAGAGACTGCACGGGAAATTGCGGCCAATATAGACCCTACCGTGGCTATTACTACTCCTTTTTCGGTGGATGATGGGAAACAGGTTTATTCCATAGAGGTCAAACAAACCGAGCATCATAGCACCTCGGATGCCTATAAAACATACTACGACTATATCGATCAGGCTGAGATCAGGATGATTAATCTTGTACTCGGGTCTCAGTTGACCATCAAAGAAGGCAATAGCCGGTCTTTGGGGGAGGTTCACGAGCGGGTTGCAAAGACCTATGCCGAGCGGGATGTGAAATGGATGGTAGAGGTGTTGAACAATGTCCTTAAACCAAAGCTCAACATTCCGGATAATCGATGGTTTTCTGATGACAGTGCTTCCACGATGAGCATGGATGAGGCACAAAAGATGTCGGACATTGTTAATCAGAACGGCAAACAACTTACGCAGGAATTTTTTACCCAGATCGGGTTACCTGAAAACTTTTACGAGGATAAATCGGGCATCTCTTTGCCGCCGGTCGCTATCAAAGAAGAGTCCGAGATTGAAACCAAAGAGGAAAAAAACTTTGTCCGCAAAGCGCTCGATTTCCTAACGGCTCGCAGTCGTCAAACACCACAGGAGCCCGAGGGGATTATCTATTTGCGTGCACCCAAGATCAAAGAAGAGGTAGCTAAAGAAGATGTCGATCTTCCTACGGGGAACCATGCGCATGTTTCCGACGCATTTGTGAGAAAGTTGTATGAAACGGAACAGCCCCAACCTGTTTTTATCGATCTGGAGCAGTACAAATACTACGCAGACACATTTAAGGCTCCGTTGTTCGGGAATAATCCTTTGGTGAAACTATCCGCCAAAGGGAATGGTTCTATCCCTGATGACTTGATACCTCGTTACATGGCTAACATCTTCCAGTTTTCAGCTGCCAAGAACGTAGCCGAGCAGGCTGCGGTTAACGATGCCATTGCTCGAAGTCTCTTTAACGACAAAGGGCAAAAGGTATCTTTCTCGCAGTTCAAAAAAGCGGTCAATAAGGTCGTGTCTACATTCCGCGAAGACTGGCTAAAGACCGAGTATAGAACAGCCTCGATGACGGCCATTATGGCCAATCAGTGGGGAAGCCTGTGGGCGCAGCGCGACTCACTCCCCTATTGGCGCTATCGAACCCAGGAGGACAACAAGGTGCGGGATGAACATGCAAGGCTCAATGGCCGGGTGTTCCGTATCGATGATCCGAATGCTCAAAGACTGTTTCCGCCTAACGGATGGAATTGTCGGTGCTTTTACGAGGGGGTATCCGAGTATGACCGACAGAAAAACGGTTGGCAAGTCGCCCCGAATGAGGATATACAGGACCTGCTATCGCAGGATGTCGAAAAGGGATTTACTTACAATGCCGGCATCAACGGCATCATGCCGAATAAGGATAGCAGCTATTTCGATGTGCTTCCCAGCATCAATCGGCTTTCATTCGATAAATACCGGCTTGATTCCGTGAACAAGATGATGGAAACGGCCCCCAAAGTCGATGTTTACCAAGGAACGGTATCGGACATCGCTAAGATGCTCAAGCGTGCACCGGTTCAAAACGGGAATATCCTGGTGCATAACTCTATTCTACGGATGGGATTTGTACTCACTCTCTCGTTGCGGTCTCGTTTGGAGGTGGCTGGAGGTAAAGGTGTCAACCTTTTGGGTGAAACCATTTCCAATCCTGATGAGATGTGGATGCAGTGGGTAGATGAGAACAACCAGACTAAAACGAAGGGTGTAATGCTTCGTATTGCCTCGAATGTAGTTTACGCAGTGGAATTTGAGGATAATGTAATTACGGACGCTTATGTGGTTCGAAACTCATTACAAGCTGATATGCTGCGGCGCGGGCTTTTGATGGTGCGGTGATGAAAAGTTTGAAGGATTTGACAGTGGATTTGGGCAGGCTTCAGCAGAAATGCAACGAAGCTATGAAGGTAGCACCGGCCATCATCGGAAATATGGTAGCCCAAGACATCAAAGCCAATTTTATGCGTCAGGGAGTCCAGACAGATCAGGGGTTACGCAAATGGAAGCCCAGTGAAGCCGCACAAAAGGAAGGGCGACGAACATTGGTTAAAAGCGCGGCCATGATGAACGAGGTGCATTTTGAAGTACAGGGTAAGACCGTTCGTGTGGGCTTAGATACGAGGCTTATTCCGTATGCCCCCAGACACAATGAAGGATTGAAGGGTATGCCCCAACGGCAATTCATTTATGCGAGAAAGGCCGTGCTTAGGAAAGCGATGGATCAGGTAGAAAATATGCTGAAAAAATGACCGGGCAATTACTATATGCGGTTTGCAAGGAACTGATGGCGCTTCCAGAGTTGGGTTTGAAGCAAGTGCAGATAGCCCGGAATTTTACCACGAACAACCCGCCGCAAAACGTTCTTCCGGCGGCAATCGTGGGTATTCTGGAGGATGAAAGCTCGGTGTTTGTCGGTGGCTATGAGAGACGGGAGTATGAGATCGGGATTTCCATCTCGATTCTCGACACCAATATAGACTTGGCGCACTCTTCGGATTGGATAGTGGATAAATATAAGGGGGCTTACGATATACCCGACCGCATCCAGACGCTTTTCAATCGGCAGGTGTTTGCTACACCGCAGATGCAAAAGCTACTCCAGAAGAATAATTTAATAACCAGGTCCCGGGGGTATAATCTGAGGCATACGCCTTATGACAAATGGTCGAAGAATGTGGTTACCTACGAATTGATCGTGCGTGCGATTCTTACTGTTCCGATGGAGGAGCCGGAGGTGCCCATAGAAGATATTAAGTATGAATTTGAAGTAACGGTATAATGGAGACAAGACGCATAGTTCTTTCATCCGGGAGGATAAATCGAAAAGGCTACAGAATCCCCGTCGAGGTAATCAATATATCGGATTATCTCGCAAACCCGGTATTGTTGGCCGAACATGAATACGACAACAATATAGGCCACATGGAGGACATCCGGATAGAAAACGGCAAACTGACTGCCCTACCCGTTTTCGCATCTACGGAGCTCGGGCAGCGGTATAAGACCCTTTATGAAGAGCGAGGTATCAATGCCATCAGCATGGGTGGTTTTGTCAAATTGAATGCCGACCGGAACGAAGCATTAGCCTTTGATCTCTGGGAAAACTCTATGACTTCTGTTCCGGCCGATCCAGGAGCTGTTGCAATGGAGGCCGGGGTTGCCCTAAGTACGGACGAAGCGCCGGAGAAGCTATCCGGCATCAGTCCCGATGTTATGGAAGCCAAACTTTCAGCGGGTTATGAGTATGTGACCCTGAATTGCTGGGAAGAGGAAGAAGAAGCAAACCTTTCCGCAGGAAGCGGAGTAAATAAATCAAACGAAATGGAAGAGAACAAAAACCTTGCGCCCGAGACTGGCGCACCGGCAGAAGGCGCTACCCTGTCTGCCCCCGCTGCTTCCGCTCCTGCGGAAGAGCCCAAAACCCAACCCGAACCTGCCGCTTTGGCAGCACCGGAACCCAAACAGGTGTCTGAACCGGCCCCGGCAACCCTGGGCCTGAATCCCGCGATGCCCCAAATGGATATGCCGAAAGTACGTGTCAGCACACAACGGGCATCCCTTTCAGCCCTTATGAAAGAAAAGGGTATGGATGGGATTTCCGAGATGCTTTCGCAGGGCAATGAAAACGAAAAACTGCATGTGTTCGATGCGATCAAGAACACCCCGTCAGGAAAAGTGTTTTTCGACAAACTGCACTTCAACATCGACAACGGTGGCCGCCCGGTGCGCGTCAGTGTTGATGAGTACATGAGCAACCGGGAATCACTTTCATCGTCACTGCGTGAGATTCAGAAGCTCTCCATGAGCGGCAATGCCAAACTGAACGCATCGACCGACTTCGTGGAATCTCCAGCCCTGGATCGTATTGCATTTTCGGCAATGGCATACCTCAAGCTGTTTCCGACCAATCTGTGGGTAAACCGCATGCCGGTGCTTCCGGCCCAGATGGTCGGCGATAACGTAGGTATCGTATGGGCGAATATCGGTTTCGACAACAATATTACCACCCAACCGGCCCAGACCAATACGACCGTTACCCCTGCTACGATTGTGGCCAAAGCCGACACGCCGGTATCAATGCAGATTTACGAACATCTGCTGGAACCGATGCTCTGGAAACGTTACAACCGAGACATCGTTGCTTACGACCAGATGGGATTGCAGTGGGATGTGGCGCTGAACAACCTGTTTACAGCTATGTATGACTGGGATTTGTTCACGCTGGCCCAGAAGATCGCAACGACCAAATCGGGCTACACTCCGAAGGTGCAGGGCACTTCGGGCGAGGCGCTCAAACTCGGGGAAAACTGGGTGAAAGTGCCGTCGAACACCGGCGACTACAACGGTCTTACGATGAAGGACATTCAGGCTCTGGAGGCATTCTTCCAGACGCAGAATGTTCGTATCGAATCCCTCAATCCGGTTATCAACGTCGATCCGTCGTTGCAGTACTCGCTCACGCAGGACCCGAAAGTGCAGACCGTCCTCACCCGCTTCGTGGAAGGATACAAGAACGAAGACCTGCGCGTATCGTATTCGCGTGTGTTCACCCGTCAATACCTGGGTGTGTACGATCCGACCACGAGCGCGGTCGTAAACCCGGTTACGGGCACTCCGACGGCCACGATGGTACAGTACGGCCTCGGGCTGATTCCGGAGTATGTTCTGCGCGGCCTGGCTTCGATGGAGGTGTTTACCAAGATCGAGCCCACCCTGTACGGCGAAGTTTACTCGGCAGAAATCAAGACGGGTATCGCTCCGGCGTACGCCAACAATCTGGGAACGGCTCTGATCGTGCCGACCAAGTACACCGCACCCTCGACGGGTGAATAACCATAAAAATACACAATCATGGTAGAAATCAATCATAATGTGGATGAACGCTTTTTTGCGAGGCTGAAAGGCGTTGTAAAGAAATTCACCGATGCAGGTTATAAAGGTGTTCATCTGGACACCTACCTGCAAATGGTGATTACGGATGAACAGGTGGCTAAACACCATCTGTTCTATCCGAAGTCTCCGCTTATTCTGGTCACCAACGAGAATATGCCGAAGACCATTGAAGAGGTGGAAAATCTCTTTATGAAATACCCGATTTATCCTCAGAAGAGCAAGGAAGAAGAGGCCCAGAATGTGGCCGACCTTCTCAATGCCGTGGATGAATCTACTACGGAGAAAGAGTCCAAGCCGGACAAGAAAACCGGAAAAAAAGAAAAAGCATGAAAACAGGTGTAAATATCAAATTCACCAACACCCGGACTGGTGTCGCCTCGTCTTCGGACGGGGTGGCACTCCTCTGTGTGCAGGCAGTGGCGGTAGCGAGTACGTTTAAGCTGAATACCCTGTATAAGCTCTCGCAGCCGAGCGATTTGACACCTCTCGGCATAACCGACACGTATGACGCAACGAATAAGGTGTCATTGGTAAGACAGGTTGAAGAGTTCTACGCCTCGGCCGGAAACGGTGCTACGCTGTATCTGATTGGGGTGGACAAAAGCTCGACGATGAGCGAATTTGTCGCCTCCGATACTTTCGAATCCCTACTCCGCTCCACCGGTCTGAGTGCTGAGGGGAATCCCTCGCCTGCTGATCGGGCCAAGATGATCGGCGTGGTCTTCGCTCCGCAGGATCAGGCTCCTTCGAGCGGAAGCTACTATGCGGATGTGATTCCCACGGCAACGGCCCTGAATACGACTTTGGGTAATCTTTGGGATGCCGGTTTCAGGGCATTTGCAGTATTGGACGGCAATAACCTCAAGTCGGTTACCGACGCTCCCGACTTCAATACGCAGGATTGTCCGCGTGTAGCTGTTTGTGATACTACAGCCACCCTCGACAGCTGCGCCTCTGTCGGGTTGGTGCTGGGTATTCTTTCCCGGCAGGCTGTCAATTACGAACTCTCGAATGTGTCTGCCGGACCGCTTCCGATCCAGAACGCATGGTTTACGGACGGAACTCCGGTAAGCTCGGTTTTGCCTGCCGTGTTCGACACGCTGGGGCAGAAACAGCATCTGTTCATTCGGACGCGTGACACGAAGTCGGGTTACTACTTCAATGACGGCGCAACCGCCGAGGATAGCACTATGGCTTTGTCGACGATTCCGGCCAACCGTGTGCTGAACAAGATTGCGGACTATCTGCACGCCTACCTCACGGATATTATCGGCCAAACTCCGCCCATCGATACGGACGGAGATATTAACGACGGGTACCTTTCCTCGGTGACGGAGAATTTCTACACGACCTATACCGATCCGATGGTTACGGACGGGGAGATTGCTGGGGTGAATTTGGAGCTTTCGAGCCTTTCTCCGTTCACGTCGACCAGGACCGTCAAGGCTCACTTATCTATCCAGCAGCGTCCGGGCATTGCCCTGATCGAAGCGGACATCGAATTTGTAAACTCGCTGTAATATGAATCTGGATTATTTAGTTTCAGGCGGTGATAAATACCAGGTGTTTATCACTATCGGCTCGGTTCCGGTGTACATGTTTCTGACCGCTTCCGCTGTGGGTAGGAATCTGTCTCAGGATGCTACCCCTATCGGAGCTATCAGCACGGAGAAGCCTATCGCCGTCAAGCGGGGGATTAAGAACAACGCGTTCAATATCTCTTTGCAGGACGGAGAGGCCATCAAGATCGTGCAGGCCGCTAAACTGGCTATGGGATCGGGTATTCACGATTTCCGGGATTTCCCGGCTAATACGAATATCACGGTGACCAGTCTGGAGAATGGCTCTGTTGAGAAGTATATCGGCTGCGCGTTCTCCGGAGACAACAAGAACATCGAACGCAATTCACTCGAAACGCTCCGGGAATTGTCCGGGACGTGTATCGACTATAAATCTGTGTAATCATGGAAATCACGCAAAAATTCAAGTGCAAAGATGCCGACGGCCAGCTGGTCGACAAGGAGATGAAACTTGAGTTCCGGGAGATCGACCGGTGCCGGAGAAGCGACGCAAAGCTGTTTTATGCGGCGATGGGTATGATGTCCACGGATGCAAAAGGCGAAGCAGTATTTTCCCCGGCTTCTATCGAAAAGATGGGGACGGAGTTTATCGACGGGCTTGTGGTCAAAGGACCGGATTTCAACGAGACAGATTTTGTCCTGCTGAAAAACGACGTGGTGTCAACGTTCCAGTTGAACATGGAGCTTTTCGGGAGGGTGATCGGCCCTTTTTTAACAGCCAACTTGTAAGACTGTCATCGGTTTTTCAGGTTGCGCAAACGAAAAGCGCCGAACTGCTCCAGTTGTTCAGCAAGGAGAACCCCCTGTGGGAAACATACCTGTTATTCGCCCGGATTTTCGGGATGAGCCGCAGGGAGTTCGAGGAACTGAGCATTGACGAGATCGGAGCCACCTTAGCCCATATTTACGCAAATAAACTGCACGAGAGGCAGTTATTGTAGCTGCCTCTCTTAATTCTCTTTCAAGATGATCGATTACGGAGTAAAGATCAACGTAGGCGGAAATGCTCCTACAGTAATGGGGCAACTGTTTACCATTTCCCAAAAACTGGATGCAATCATGCAGAAATTAAATAGCATGTCGTCCAAGCTGGGAGACACATTCCGTCGTACCGGTACTTCAGCTCAGCAAGCCACTCAAAAAGCGGAATCAGGTTTTAAACGAGTATCAACGGCTATTGGGGACGCACGGCAAAAGCTCGATAAGCTAAATTTCGGCTTTCATGGCTTAGGCTCCAAGCTGGCCGGACTTGGCTTGTCTATTGGTGCTGTCGATATTGGCCGCAGAATCATTAATGCGGGAGGCAATGAAGAGGACATATTAGCCCGGTTGGAATTTGCCTTAAAAGACAGAGGCAAAGCCATTGCCATGAACAATGAGCTAAAAGCGTTCGCCAGACGGGCCCCTATTCCGATTCAGGACATGCGCCAACAAGCGGCTATGCTTGCTCCTGTGTTCGGGGATCAAACAATGAAATATTTTAAGATGTTGGGCGATGTGGTATCTGGATCAGGCGGAGATTTCGGCAATATCGCATACAACTTTGCTCAGATTAAATCTATGGGGCGAACCTACGGTATCGACTTGCGTCAGTTCGCTATGCAGAATATTCCTATTTGGCAGGAGCTTGCAAAGGTGTTGAACGTGCCGGTTGAAAAGATGGAGGAAATATCTACCAGCGGAAAGATCACTTTCGATGTGGTCGCTAAAGCTTTCGAGAACATGACCAAAGAGGGCGGTATTTACTTTGGTGCAATGGAGGCACGGGCGCACACCTTTCGGGGGCAGTGGCAGATCATCGGGAACAAGATGCAGGAAATCTGGGTGAAATTCTTTGAGAAAGCCAGACCCTATTTACAACAGTTCAGCGATTGGGTGGAAAAGCAGATCGAAAACTTCGATGAACTTATACCCAAAATAAAGGCTGTAGGTTACACATTGGCGGGAGTGTTTGCATTCAAAACCCTTGTGGGTTTCATTAATGGTCTTCAAACGATAGTTAAATTACTTAATGTAATATCTACTTCCTCTGTTTTGGGAGGCAAATTAGGGGGTGTGGTGGGGCGTCTGGGTTTAGCGGGCGGTGCCATTGCGGGTGTATATTCTCTATATGAAACAGCAAAGAGCCAAAGTGATCATAATTTTATCCGAAAGTATACCGACTATGATTTTACCTCTGCGGTTAAGAATGATCCAGATTATATTAACAAACAGCTATCGGATGAAAATTTCGGACGTGCTTACTTATCTTCCATGATAAGTAAGCTAACGGAATACAATAAAAAAATAACAGAAGATTTGACGAAATTTTCCTACAAAGGTCGGCATTGGAATCTTCTTACTAAAACACTGGACGCAAATTCAGCATTGAGATCGCAGATCGTGGGCGTGTTAGGTGGTGGCAATATTGATAGCTACTCATCCAACGCTATATCTCAAATAGCTGGAGTTAACACCGACCTTTCCCCCCGCGGTGTCTCCGGCAATGGTGGTATCAAAAACTTCCAGATCACATTCAATTCTCCTGTGGTTCAGATCGACGATAAACATGTAGAGGGAGAAAAGTACACCCCGGAACAATTAGGGCAAACAGCCGCTAAAGAGTTTGTCAATATTCTCACTCAAATCGCTGTGCAGTGATGAGCAAAGCAAAGGAGTTTATACGCAACTTGTTTACATATATCGGGGATTACAATGCAGCCTCTCCTGATAACGTGACGTATGTTGAATTCAATAATACCAAATTCTCCGTACAGATACAGCCGTTTTTTGAGCTGAATACTTCACACGGTAAGGTCATCGCCCGTTCGCAGATTATTGATGGAGAAGAAGCGTTTGAGCGCATGAGCATAAAGACCTCGAAGATTACTTTCAGGGGGACTATCCTTGTGGATAAGTGGAAAGCAACTCTAGGAGACCTTGCAACACTTGGACGAGGGGCTACACAAATAGTTACAGGTACCCCTGATTGGAATGATGCGCAAAGGCAAAACGCGATGCTGGAAGCTCTTGACCTGATAAATCGTCAGGTCTTCCAAGTCAACGAGATTATAGAGATCAAAAACCCTTACCTAAACAAACTCGGTATCGAATACATCTTAGTGGAGAGTATGACCACCAGCCCGCTGATCGGATCGGTAGGATTCGAGTACTCGATTGAAGCGTACGATGCAACCAGCAAGAAAAACAACAAAGAAGAAACACTTATAATCTCGCAATAATGCTGTACCTGATCGCGCATGTTCAAGTTTCATTCGGCGAAAACTACGAGAAAAAACTATCCTCGGTGGTTCGGGTTTCTGTGAATGATTCTATCGACGGGATCGGCGCACGGTGTGAAATCACCTGCCCTCTAAATGCCCGGATCGAGAAAGACGGCGGGACACCGTTTATAGCGCCAGTGCGGACTGCTTTTAAGGCTGGGGATAAAGTACGGGTAAAAGCATGGTACGACGACTACCCGGAAAGAACTTTGTTTGAGGGCTACGTGTATCAGATCAGGGAGGGAACCCCGAGTACGATAGTTTGCGAGGATCAGGTTTATTTACTGCGCCGGGGCATCCTGAATAACGTGTGGAATAAACCCGTCAAGCTGAAAGAAATCTTGAGATACGTGTGCTCATCGCAAGGGGTTGAGGTTTCCGATGATGTGGCCGATGTGGAGTTTATCAAATTCTCCATCAAAGACTCTTCACCTTTGTACGTGTTGCAGCAGATCAAGAGTGAAATGTGGCTCGTGGTTACCTTTCGGGACAAAAAGTTGGTTGCAACGGGCATCAGCGCTACCAAAGGAAATAATGTCAAGCTGGCCAGCGACAGAAACGTGATCGGTTGCAATATCCAACAGCCCGACGGAGTATGGAAACAATTTAAACTGAAAGTCGAGTACACAGATAAAAACGGGAAGAAAAAGAGCTTTACCGTTGGGGACCAGGAGGGGCAGATAAGGGTGGTTGACTGCACCTCTGTAACGAAAGAGAACGCCGAATCTTTCGTCAATACTCATGTACTGGATAACCTGCGGACCGGCATGTATGAAGGAACGCTTACCACCCTGCTCTATCCGGAAGTTAAGCTGTTCAGTCTGGTGGATTACAAGGATAAAAGTTTTTCATCACTGAATGGCACCTATAAGGTGAAGCGCGTAGGGGTGACTATCGACACTCAAGGATGCAGGCAAACATTAACATTGGCACAGATCGCAAGTGATATGCCCGTGCCGCAAACCACCCTCAGCAATGGATAATTATACGGATTACGCGGTAGCCCAATTATCCACGCTTTTACGGCAGTTTTCTATGCAGGGCAGCATTATCCAGGGCACGATCACCGCCGTAAACAAGGATGATAACACCTGCACGGTGTCGGTCGAGGATGCGGAAGGAGGTTCTTTGGAGTGGGAAGGAGTACCATTGCGGGTATTGTCGGTAGAAAGTAATTACATGATCTACCCCAAGCCCGGCACCGATTGCTCGGTATGTTTCTACGGAGGAAACACCCGAAGCCCGGCAGTGCTGGATTTTCAGGATGCCGAGAGCATTAAAATTACAGGACAAACGAACATAGATATTCTGTCGGATCAAATAACTCTGAATAATGGTGATTTGGGTGGCATTATTAAAATAAACACTTTAACTGATAAATTGAATGCTCTGGTGGACGCTTTTAACAATCACACCCACAATGTTACCGGAGTCCAGCCGGGTACCGGATCGGTGGTAGCCCCGGCACCGACCGGGAAAGCGGCAGAATTTGTCGCAGCGGATTACGAGGACACTAAAATAACGCACTGATGCAGGATTTGAGATTCAACCCGAGGGAAAGGGATATATACATTGAGAGTGGCGATTTGGATGTTGCCGCAGACCGCGATACCGGGCTGCAAAACGGGTTTATCCTTGCGGGAACGGCCATGTGTACCCCTCTCTATCCTCCCATCGGATTATCCTTAGTGGATGCTATCGGGTCTGAACTTTTGCCCACGCTGATCCGCTGGCAAAACATGGCCTATACGGACGGTGCCAAGAGTGCGGAATACCGGGTGCAAGGGAATGATGTAGTTCTAATAACAGAATATTGATATGGCAAGTTTCAATGACATACTGGCGAACGTACAAGCGGCCATCCCCCAGCTTACGAATACCTCTGCCGGGTCGGTGTATCAGCGGATCATCAAGGCTTTTTCGGATGTGATCGATACCGTCCGCACGGAGATCGGCAATACTGTGACAACAATACAGTCTTATGTAAGGCAGAATAGGTATGGGAAAGCCAAATATTACGAGGATGCGGCTAAGGCTTTTCAGTATGGGGATAATTTGGAGTTCGACGAGAATTACCAACCCTACTATCCTACTATCGATACCACAAAACAGATCGTCAAACAGGCATCGGCCGATATATCGACCTCTACGGTGGAAATCGGGGGTGAGGATTATCCGGTTTCCACCCTGTCGTTAAAGGTGGCCGCGCAGGATGAAAACGGGCAGCTGATTCCTTTGACTGACGAACAAAAGCAAGCCTTCGATACCTACATGAAGAATTTTGAAATTCCGGGCATCCTGCTTAATAAGTATTCGCTTGCTGGCAATGTAGTCAAGTTTGCTACGATGAACTGCGTATACTCCCCGCAGTACGATCAGGCAACAATTGCATCCGGCGTAGTTGCGGCTATGGAGCAGTTCAGGGATTCGATGAGCTTCAATTCGGCCTTTTACCCGAATCACCTTGAGCAGTACGTGCGGAGCAACGTGCCGGGAGTGGTAGATTTTTATCTGGCAGGCGGTCAGATTCAGACCGACACGGGTTGGCGGCCTTTTACGGAAAGCGTAATAATCCCTGCCGGGTATTTCAATTACGAAACCGACTTTGAGAAGAATATAACTTATGTTTCGGGAAACTGACATACGAAAGCTCACCATGCTCTACCTCCGACAATATTGGTCGGTGACTAAATCGCTGACCTTATCGGTGGCTTATAGGTTGGTGTACTGCTCGCTCACTCCTTTGCACACTCCACTGGCTGATTTGTTTGCTTTTCGTCTAAAACAGAAACTTCTCGCCCTCATCCCGTGGACGTATGGTTCAGCCTTGAAATATTTGCGAGATCATTATTCCGAGCAGATAGATTTTGAGTATTTAGGGGCGAACGAGACTGTATGGCTGGCTCCGGACGATGCCTCGAATGATGTGTGGTTGACATCGACGACAGCCGATCCGGTTTATCTGACCCCAAATCTGGAAAGTGTAAGCGGCATTAATATTCTAATAATATGGGTGCCTCAGTCCTTAATGGATGATAGCGCTTTGTATTCTCAGTTTCTGGCAGATTTGAACACCTTAATTCTTGATGGGATAACTTACAAAATCAAAGCTATATGAGTTCGATAAAGAAATACAACGTTCAGGAGACGAACAAAACTCCTTTTTTACAGTCCGATGCTGCTCAGTGTACAGACAACGTTATGACGGCTGTTTCCGGCTTGGCTGACGTGCACTTTGCTATTTTGAGTGGCCTGACGTACAGCGGGAATACCTACGGGGCCGGATTGGTGGTTATGGATGGAGTTATTCGCTCAGTTCCCGCAGGGGCTACCCGGTCGAGTTATTTGGCCCCTCTCGACAATCAAACGGATGTCCGTCCCACCAAATCCGGCAGCACGGCACCGGTATATACGGAATACACCACGCAAATTAGCGCCAGTGATACGGGCTACCCGCAACTTACAGAGGCGAATGTTGCCAAATATAGCGGGTGGATTACCCCGGGTCAGATTCAGCCGGAAGCTATCACAACTCCAGCTATCGCGCCTAATGCTGTGTCGAACGCTAAACTGGCGAATATGCCTGCTCAGACGGTTAAAGGGAATGCTTCTACCCAGGCCGGCCCAGCTGTGGATTTGACAAGCGCACAACTATCCGCTCTGATCGGGCTCTACCCCTACCCTGACCTTGATTCTGAAACGGAGGTAGTAGTAGAGGGTTTAACCTTTGATGGAAAGCAGGTTTACGGAAAAAAATACAAAGCTCAGGTGGATTCCAATCTTATATACCCCAGTGGTCAGGTGATAACTCTTGAAACAGGGGGTATTGATGCTGTTTTGGGAGCTATCGGGTATGTGGGTATTAATGTAACGATTAATAACACCCGTACATTTACACGTAAACTACCTGTAGGAACAAACTCACAAAACATCTCTAATTCAGTTCTTTATTCTTGGACTAGCACCAATGCAATGATTTTGACTGTTTATCAACAAGACACTACCATTATAGGTAGTGGCGGCTGGACCACCAATTATATCGAATACGATTTCTTTGCCTTATACACCAAACTATGACAACCTACACCATTCGACAAGGCGAAACGATTTTGGATGTCAGTGTAAATGCGACCGGTTCCCCTCTGAATATAGAGAAGATTCTGGATGCCAATAATATTGATACTTGGACTCCAACACTTGCGGCCGGTCAACAATTGACGATCCCGGATGATGTCGAATTGCAGACAAACAATCTGCGGGATTTGCAACGCTATCCGGTTGCAGATTGCGGATTTATATCTGCGGAAGAATTTGACCGATTGACAATGGAGTTGGAAGATTTAATATTCCCCGTTCTTTTGGCGACAGAAGACGGTCGGATAGTTATAACAGAAGATGGTTATGCAATTAGCTTGAGACGATATGGAAATTCAAAAGGTTAAAATCAGTGATCTTCCTGTTACAGAAGATTTAAATGGCCTCAAGACGCTAGGTACCACGGCTGAAAACACAAGTAAGGCGGCAGAACTGACGTTTATTGCTGACGCTGCTACTTCAGCCAATGAGGCCGCCACCAATGCGAATCAGGCGGCAGAAAATGCGAATACTTCTGCCTCCAATGCAGATGCTAAAGCGGAAGTGGCTCAAAAAGCGGCGGATAACGCAACCGCGTCAGCTAATCAGGCGGACCAGGCTGCTGTTAACGCTAATACAGCTACAACCCGAGCAACGGCAGCGGCGGAAAAAGCAGAAAATGCCGCAGACGTAGCTATTGGAGTTGTAAATGAAGCCCAACAGGCTACTGCTAATGCCAATCAAGCCGCACAATCAGCCAATGAGGCCGCCACCAATGCGAATCAGGCGGCAGAAAATGCGAATACTTCTGCCTCCAATGCAGATGCTAAAGCGGAAGTGGCTCAAAAAGCGGCGGATAACGCAACCGCGTCAGCTAATCAGGCGGACCAGGCTGCTGTTAACGCTAATACAGCTACAACCCGAGCAACGGCAGCGGCGGAAAAAGCAGAAAATGCCGCAGACGTAGCTATTGGAGTTGTAAATGAAGCCCAACAGGCTACTGCTAATGCCAATCAAGCCGCACAATCAGCCAATGAGGCCGCCACCAATGCGAATCAGGCGGC